CTCTTTCCCGGTCGTCGGGTCAGTGTAGGTGTTTGTTCCAGCCTGCTGCCACGTCAGAGAACCAGTCGGCGTGCGCTGGTCCTGCTGGTTTAGCAGCGTCTCATAAAGAGCTGTCGATTGGTTCGACCCGGTCTGTGCTGATGCAACGGCGGTCGGGCTCGGCACCTTCGGGGTGTTGTTGCCTCTGTTCATGCGTACCACTCCTCACCGAGGAGCTTTCGCATAGCTTGCTCCTTGGACATGACGTTGGTGTAGTTGCTCCAGTCCACGGCCTTCGGCTCGGGCTTGGCAAGGTCTTCGATCTTTTTCTTTCCGATGCGCTTGGCCTTCTGCGCGGCGGTCTCTTTGCCCTCACGGTCGCCGCCCTTGCCGCGATCCGGGTTGCCCTTACTGCGCGACGGAGCAGACGGCGACGAGGTGCCGCGCTGTTGCTCTGCGTTCTGTGTTTCTCGCACGCCTGCGGCGGTGTTGGTTTTGGGGCTGCCAGAGCTGGCCTTGCGCTCGCGCTCTGCTTCCTGTGCTCGCGGGTTGTTCGGGTTCGCGATGTTTTTGATGCCGCTGATGGCATCGCTCGCTGCCTTCTTGACCGCCGGGCCGACAGCCATCTTGAAGCCCTGCTCTGCGACGGTGCGCTTGAACGGGCTGCCAGTGATGGCCTCCGCGTAGGTCTTCACCATCGGGTTCGACAGCACGTCCCTGACAGGCTGAGTGTTCAGCCCACTGAGCAATCCAGAGATGGCACCCGGTGCCGCGCGGAGCGTGTTGTAGATGCCGCCCTCGGAGAGCTGGTAGCTCGGCTCCTGCGGCGCGCTGTTCATGATGCCGGGGCTCGTCGCCGAGGCGGTCATGTAGCCGCCAGTGCCCGGCACATTGCCAGAGCGGCCCACAGCAGCAGCATGGCGCTGCGACTGTTCTGCGCTGAAGCCACCGCCCGGCGTCACGTCCATGTGCATCTGGTCGTAAGGCGTCGAGGTGCGGAAGTCGCCGCCATAGCGGGTGCGCGGAGCCAGACCGCCGTACATGTCGGGGTTCTGGTACATCGTGTCGAGGACATCGTCGGCAGCATTGTCGTATGCAGCCCTTGTCGAGCCGCTCAGACGGATGGGATTGTATTCGTTGCCGACAGGGCGAGCGGTTGTCGGGTCCATGACGCGGATGTCGATGGCGTTTCCGCTGGGGTGGTTGGTTGTGCTTTTGCGGCCAGCTTTGCCGGAGAAGAAGTCACGCGGCACGCCAGTGCGAAGAGACGTGTCTGACATGGCATCGTAGAGATGCTGGCCATCCGGCGACAGCCTGTTCGGGTCGAAGCCATTCGACCAGTTATTCATGGGGGTGCTGGTTCCGCCCGGCCCGACGCGGTCGCTGTAAAAACCATCCCGCAGTCTCTCAGTCGAGAACTGGTTGGGGTTCTGGATGTCGCGAAGCTGGCCGTATTCGTTGAGCTGATCCCCAAAACGCGAATTGTAGCCGACGCTGCGCGGTACATTGAAGCCCATGCCAATCGTGCCGTAGTCTTCAACGGGCGTTCCATCTGCGCTGATCTTTGCCACGCCGCCGCCAAAATCTGGGCGCGCTCCACCAAAGCGGCCCGGAGCAGTGCCAGAACGCGGAGCAGCCGGGGCGCTGCCGACGAAACCGCCGTAGTTTGGGTCGGGCGACAGGGCACCCTGCGGCACGTTTGCGGCAGTGGGAACGCGCCCGGTGCCATAATCGGTGCGACCAGCGGGGGCTGGCCCCATAGGCGTAGTCTTAAAGCGGGACGCGGGCATCCCGGTCGGATCGTAGCCGTAGGTGTGGCCGTAGACGCCGGGCTTCACCGCATCAGCCACTGACATCGTGGCCTCGAAACGATCCTTCACGCGGCCCTTCGTCGCGGCATTGGAGTAGCCGCTTTTGTTCTTCACCGTGGTCTCGTTGTGATAGTAGTCCGCGCCCTGCGGACGAGCGGGGGTGGCCGTGTAATCCGGCGTCATGCCGCGCAGCACCTGCTCGGCCATCGCCACCTCGGCTGCGCTCGGCGCTGTCGCGGCGTAGGAACCGTCTTTCCATGGACTGAACTGGCCGGACTGGGAGATGATGCCCTCGACATCGACGCCTTGGTTTTCGGCGCGATTGCGGATCACGTTCATTGTGCCCTGTGCGGCGAGCTGGGACATCTGGCCCGTCACCGGATCGCGGATCAGGCCGTTTTCGGCGCGGGCCATGCGGGCGAGCTGCTCGGCGTCACCGGGCGTGCGGGTGATCTCCGGCTGGCGAGGAGCTGCAGCCATGTTCCTGCCGAAGGTCTTGTAGGCGTCGATCTGGGAGCCTGACAGGGCCGAGGGCGTCCGGGTCGAGCCGGAAGGGTTCGAGCCGCCCTTAATGGCGCTGGCCGTCCGGCGGTTCGCCTCTGCCGCAGCCGAGGGCCGCGAGAAGGACGACTGCTGCCCGCCCATGGGGCTTGCCGGGGTGGGCTGGCTGCGGTTGATCGCGCCCCGATTGAAGCTCGCGGCGGCTGCGGAGCTGCCAAAAGACGATCCCTGCCCGCCCATAGGGTTGGAAGGGCTCTTCATCGCGCCAGAGGAGGGGCTGGACGGCGATTTCGAGCCGCCCGAGGGGGTAGATGGCCCAGACGGAGAAACGCCGCCAGCGGGCTTCCCTGCGGATGCTCCGCTGTTCGGGCCGGACGGACCAGACGGGCTCTTCGGGGAGCTGTTCTGGGAGGTGCCCTTGCTGCCGCCACCGACGCCGGAGGCGGGTGCCGAGGGAGACCTCGACGGGCCGCTGTTCGGGCCGAGGGGGCCGCCGGGTCCACCGCCGGACGGGTTCGAGCTGGTGCGGTTGCCGCCGCCCATTGTCGTCCCGGTCTCCTTGCCGGACGTGACGGCGAAGGAGGGGATGCCGCGAGGGCCACGGCTGATGGTGCCGTCCGTCAGCACACGAAGCATCTCCATCTCCGCATCGTTGGCGTAGATCAGCCGCTCTCGCGGATGACCCTTGCCGGGATCGAAGGTGGCAGGGGCTTTTATGTGCTTGCGGTCCAGCATCAGCGAACCGGAGGGCGTGCGAGTGCGTTGGCAAATCCGTTGCGCTGAGTGCCAACGATTTTACTGGGGTTGACTGGCGTGGCGAAGACGTTCTGGTTGATGGTTGTCTTAGGCCTCGGCGCTGACGGCTGAACGGCAAGGCCACCAGTGCCGGGGCTGCCGGGGGTGGACGCGCCCGGAGGAACCATGGGAAGCCGGGTTTTCGTGACGGGCGCATGGTTCGGCATCGCGCCAGCCGGGAGGCTCCACCGAGGGCCAAGCCAGTGCCCGTGGGCCTTGCAGGGATGTTCGGGATGCTGCTGGGCTTGATGCCGCCGCCAAGGATGACATTGTCCAGAGCCGTCCTGTTGACGCCGCCGCCGCCGGGGCCAACGCCACCAGCATCACGCAAAGCGCCGACATTACGCTGGCTGCTGTTGAGCATGTTGTTCACCCCGGTGATAGGGGTCACGGGCCTCACAGCGGGGCCGCCAGCGCCAGCTCCACCGCCGCCTCGCGGCTTCGGTGCGGGGGCGGGATTTGAGCCCGGCCCGCCCGGCGTCATTGTGGAGACCATTCCACCCGGAGCGGTCGCGACAGGGGGCGTCTTGTAGATGGGGATGTCGGCCCGCGTGTAGTTGTAGGGGCCGTTAATGGTGGCGTCTGGCGTAAATCTTACGCCTGAGCCTGTGGGTGCCTTAGCCATCTGCATTCGCTCCTTAGAAGCCCATACAGGATGGCGTCCTCTCCGTCTTGGTAGTAGGCCCGGAGGACGCCTTCCTGTTGGAAGCCAACCTTCTCTATGAACCTACGAACAGAGAGGCTTGATGCTCTAGTTCGCGCGGTCAGGCGGTTGCAACCATTTGTCTCAAAGACATAGGTGGCTGCTGCCCGCAGACTGCCTCGGGAAACGGCCCTCGGTGCGTAGATCGACACCTCGGCGCTTCCCTCGTTGAAACCGTTGAATATCATGGCCCCAACTAAAAGTCCATCGGGGCCGATCATGCCAAATGCCGTGTACGGAGGAATTATCTTCACGCCCATCTGGCGTTCGACCCAGCGCCCAACGATTTCGTCCGCATACAGAAGGATACGGCCCACGACTATGGGGTCAAGAGCTAAAGGCGAGGCCTCCAACCTCATGGAGGATATTCCAGCCGATGAAAGAGAACTCGAAGGTAGGGTAGTTGTCTGCATCAAGCAAAACCTCTGCATACGGAGCAATCACGTATCCGAGGCCGTCAGCCCCCTCCCAACGGTCCACGACAGACGTGCCGATCCACACATCGGTGCCGTCCCAGTCCGAGACATCCCATGTGAAGGCAAGGCTGGTGCCCGGTACAGAGCTGCCCACAACTTGCGGGGATTGGAAGTTGACCACGCACCCGACGCCAAGGGAGTAGCCAGCAAGGTCCGTCGAGAGCAACGGCTGGATCAATTTGACGTGTTTGACGCGGCCCGGCGAGCCAAGGTGGCTGAAGGCAGGCAAGCACCGTGCGGTGATGACGGCTCCGTTGTCGGAACCGCCATCCTCCGCACGACACACCGCCCCAGCGGCGGTTCCGAAATAGATGTTGCCGTCGAACAGCTCCCAACACAGGGCGTCGATGCCAAGGAAGCGCGACCATGCCTTGGTGGAGACGTTGTAGGCGAATTGGATAGACGTGCCGTTGTTGCCAGCGCCGGGCACGTTGATAAGGGCCATTGACGCCTTGGGCAAGGAGATCACCTGCCAGCCAAAAGTGTCGCCATCGCTGTTAACCACTTTGCGGTAGGCGTCCACGATTTGCGCCGACAAGCTTTTCTCTGCAGCCGTCAGTCGGTCGAAGCGCATGACGTTCGACAGGGCCAGAACACCGTCTTCCGAAAGCATTGCAAGGTCACCGCCGATAGGGAAGAAGGGGCGGCTGCCGATAGGCTTGCCGGAGGTGTATCGGCCCACGATGGAATAGTCGCTTGTCGGATTGTTGCCAGAGTAAACGAGAACCTCTCCCTCGCTCGACCAGATGACGAACAGGTCATCCATGCCACTGCCAGCGTCAACGGACCAAGAACCGATGGCCACTACGCGACCGCCGCGATTAAACTGAGAACCGACCTCAAAAGCCACTGCAGCGCCAGCGATGCTGTCAACGGGAAGATAGTACAAAGTTGTGCTATTCTTTTTCACAAACCACAAACGGCTTTTGTGCGTGGTGACATAGATTAGGTCTGCAGACGCAACGCCAGTAATGGTCGGCGTCGTCCATGTCGAGCCGTTGTAATAGAACGCATCATCGAAACCGTTGACAATGTAAAGAAACTGACCACCAGCCGTGGCGAAGTTGACATAGGACAGCTTGGTGGATGCCAGACTGGTGACCACAGCAGCTCCGAGAGCACCAGCCGTGGTCACGTCGTAGATGTTGCCAGCACCTGCGGCGAACAGTTTCTGCGTAGTGCCAGACGAGAACGTCATCAGCGTGTTTACGTCGGATGCAACGCCAGTGACCTGCTCGGTGAAGCCCTTGCGCGGACGGAGCGCAGTAGCCTCTGGGAAGAAGTTGTCGAGGATGATCGCTGTGCCTTCTTCCGCCTCAATAGGCAATGCGTTGGCGCTCCATCCCTTCGTCGGGGCTGCCATGACTGTCGGTCGAGCGACAGCGGACCTGTTCGGGTTGGAACGGAGCGCCTTTCTCATGCTGATATGGTTCCCGGCCAATAACCATCAGGTATCTTGCCCTGCCATGGGTCGGACAGGTTGACGACATCCTTGTTCCGCATCCCGGCATATAGAAGCTCCTTGTAGCGGTTTGCAGTTGCCATGTCTTCGGCGTAGTCAATGCCGATGGCTTGCTTCCACCGCCACACAAGCTCCTGCGTCAGCATTTCGTCATCGAGAAAATGGATGTCGTCGTCAGCTGTAAACTCTAGATTGAACACGGTTCCTGCAGCGTTGGCTGCCCATTTTTGGAAAACGTAGGAATAGGTGAACTGGTCGCTGGTGGTCGGAACAGGATAGATGAAAAAGCTCCGACCAATCATCGCCCAATAGAACTGTGCGGTGCTGGTTGGGAAAATATGGAGCTGGTTCCACTTCTCCATCGAGACAGGGCCAATCACCTGCCTTTGGGTGTTCACATGCCAGATGGTGGAGTTGGGTGACAGGCGTGCAAACTCTGTCGAGGACGGCTCGACCTGCTCCTCCGCCGCAACGGCGTTGAAGGTCTCTTGAACCTTCAGCCCCGACCACTCAAACTCACGCATGAGCTGGGTGCCAGCTTTGTTCAGTAGACGGAGCATTCTGCGAGGGGTTTCGTCTGTAGAAGAAACAACAACGGCAGGACGCGGCTGCCCGACATCGGTGCATGCATCCTGAACGATCTGCAGCATGTTCTTCTGGGTGGTCATTTCACTTGCCCTTCTTGCGCTTTAGGAAAGCAGGCATCTCTTCGAGAACAGGTTTTGCAGCAACAGGAGCCGGAGCCGGAGCTGCTGGGATAATGGCTGGCTCGACAACCATGGAAGCCTGATAGTTGGCCCAGAGCTTGGGATAGTTCTGCTTGTCGGCCTTCGTCGCGATGCGGGGGCCGACACTGTTCCGGCTGTCAATGCGATGCTCGAAGAAGTCGTAGCTGTCGCCATCGTTAACGGCTGCCCGGAAGAACCGGGGTCCGTAAGCTCCCTGCAGTGACCTGTCCATCGACATCAGGTGCGTTCCTTCTGCATCTCATCAAAACGAGTAGACATCTGGGTCATGGACGCCTTCAGAGACGCAATCTCCGCGTCACGCTGGGACAGCTCATGCTGCATCTTGGTGACGATGGCGCTGTCCTTGGCGGCTGCCATATAGGCCTCTGCCTTCTTCTTCAGGTCGCGCAGGCCCATCATGCGCTGAAGGGCTGGCTCAGATGCGGTGGCGAGCTGCTCCAGAGAATGGATGTTGATGGCCTTCAGCTCCATCACCTGCGCCTTGCCAAGGAACGGCACGGTCTCGACGGGCGTGCCATCGACCACCTGCTCCTGTGTGACCTTCCACTTCTTGTAAGCCCACGCAATGTATTCGTCAGTTTTGGCTTTTTTCTCGGCCACCGCCACATGCTCATCACGCGAGCCGGGATTGGTGATGCCGACATAGTCCACGTCTTTGTAGACGGGGCGGCCCTGCTCTGCAGACAAAGCCGTTTGCTCCACAGGCTCCGTGTAGAAACGGAGAATAGGGCGAGGGCCACGTCCCGTATTCTGCGGGGATGGCATGAAGAATTGGTCGTCGCTGGGATCGAACATGCTGGGGTTTCCTTGTTGCTGGGGCTTGGTAGAAGGGCCGGAGTTTCCCCCGGCCCCATTGTCGTGACCTCGGCTTAGGCAGCCGTGGCGTCATCCATGAACGGATACTGGATTTCAAACTCAGCCTGACCAGCAGCGGGCGTGCCCACTGCGGATGCGCCGATGGCCAGCTTCACACGGTCGCCAGCGACCACCGCGTCATCGATGCTGCCCGCAGTAGCGGTCGCATAGACGAGAGCGTTGTCCACATAGCCCGCCAGAGCCAGACCCACGGCCTTGCCGTAGATTTGATACCAGCCGTACTGGCTGGCCACGTTGGCAGACATGGCAACCGCAACCGGGCCAATGGCGTTAGCCGCCAGAAGCGCAGTCGAGTTGTCATCCTGTCGGAACGTGACCCACGAACCCACCGCCGTCGAGGCAACGCCAAGAAGGTAGATGAACTCGCCGTCGCCATAGACCGGATCGTAGGCGTGCAGTCGGGTGCCAAGCGGAACCCTTGCAACCGTGTCCGTGTCGGTGATCACAGGAGCGCCGATATATTCGTCGCGAATACGAAAAGCCATATCTGTGCCCTCCTTACTTCTGAAGAACGCCCTGAAGCGAGCAGTTTGAAGCGGTCATATTGCCCGCAAAACCGATCAACTTCACGATGGCGTCTTGGTTGGTGTTCATGCGCTCGCCGCCCATGACGACCATGTTCCTATCGCTATGCGGGCGATAGTGAATGTAGTCGCTGTTCAGGAAGTACATGTGGTCAGCCGGGCAACCGTTACCCACGCCGCCGTCCAGCACCACGTCGGCATCCATGTACTTCAGGTTGGTGAAGCCAGCCTGACCAAGGTTGTCGTTGGTGATGCGCTGGATTGCCTGCAGAGAGGCAAGGTACAGCAGCCAGTTGTTGTTGTCCGTGATGATCAGGTCGGGGCGATCCGTGCCACGCACAAGCTGCGTGTATACGATGCCCATTTCCGACTGGATCGTCGTGGAAGACAACGTCACGCCAGCGACAGAGCTGTCGCGAGCGATGTTGCGCCAGAACGTCCACGTTGCGCGGTTGATGCCGCCCACCGTGCCGGAACTCGGAGCGTCAGCTACAAGGAGCTGAAGCCCGCCGATCTGCTTTCCACCATTGCCAGTGCCGTCGCTGTAACAAGCGGCGCTGATCTGGTTCATCATGGTCTTTTCGGCCACTTCGATGCGGCTTTCGAGCAGGTCGAGGATTTTCTCCTTGCCTGCGTTCTGGAGCTGTTCGAGACCGCTGATGGTGACAGCGACCGCAGCCTGCTTCCAGTCGAACTCCGCAGCCGAGATAACGTCAGTGGCGGCGATGTCCAAAGGATCATAGCCCGAATACCACATGAACGTCCCGTTCTCCTGATAGGACAGCTCCTGAACGAGCGTGCGTCCACCAGCAGCGGGCTTGTTACGGCCCCGCTGCTTCAGGCGATACAGGAGGGCGTTGTTCTTGGACACGTTGTCCGCGAGCTTGCCCGTCCGGTTGCGGAGAGTGGTCGTGATGATTTCGCTAAGATTGGGCGAAGGCATCTCTGCTTCTCCTTAAATTCCCTGCGCCTCGCTCCACGCTTCGGTGAGAGCATCGCGCAGGCTGTTGCTTGAGGAGTTGCCGGACGATGATCCAGCAGGGGCTCCGGTTCTCAGACCACTCGAAGCGCGCCGGGCTTGATCGACGCGCTGTCTGGCAATCTGTGGAGCGGCCTGCTCTTTGATCAGCAAGTCGCCGATTTCGGGATGCATGCGGCAGGCCATCTTATAAGCCTGTTCAAGACTATCGGCGCGGCCCTCTCTGATGAGGAGCGCCATGTCCTGCCGGACATCCTCGAAGTACATGTTCTCCGATGCAAAGGCATCAAGGGAGCCGTTGATGGCCTCCTGTTCAGCCCGTTCACGCTCGGAAATCAGTGTACGGACGGTCTCCTCCATACCAGCTAATCGCCTCGCGATCAAGTCGCCCTGCGGAGCCTGCTGCGGCGTGCCCTGCGGCTGCTGCCCGCCAAAGGACCGAGCGAACTGCTGAACAAGCTGCATCGGGTGGACATTATACATCTGACACAGCTGCGCCACGCCGCCAAAGAAGTCGCGGTCAAGGCTATCTTCTGCAGCTTTGTAACGGTCAAGGGCGTCCTTGATTGTGGTGCCGCTGTCGCGCGCCATGCTCGCGTATTCATCGAGGCCCTTGTACTCCTGCAGCTTGCGGAAGC